AAAAGCATTCTTGACATGTTCGGCGATTATGAATAAATACTTTTTCGCGTTCCTCGACATCTTACTCTCAAGGTATTTCCGGCCGGAGCCGGGAAGTGTCCAGTTGATCCTTGCGTCCTCGGCGGGTGATAGCTCGTGCCAACGCGCCGCATACTCGATATTGAATCCGGCCCTGGTTGATACTTCATTCCTCGAGGTTTCCGGCTTTTCCACTCTCGCCGATCCCCGAAGATGTCCCTCGTCGAAAGGAGCATAGGGCCTTTCATAGATAGCGTCATGAAGAAGTTCATAGGCCGCCTTGATTATTCCAGCTTCCGCCTCTAGCGGGATGTGATTCTCGAATAATTTTTTAATGCCCTTTTCAAAATCTTTCATATCAATCGAAAATGAGCCGCTCATGCCAGATTTACCTCATAGAAAGGACCGGAGAACGCCTTCGGCTGGCCGATGGCGATTATCGATCTTGGATTGCTTATCCCCCCTATCTCGATCATGTCCTCGTGACAGAGAGATCGACCCAGCAGATCATCAATCTTTTTTTGCAGAAGCACTGTTACGGTCGATGGTACGAGCTCCCCACGGATATCCCTGACGAGCCGCGTCTTCCATGTGACATAGCCTTTCGTTTCGATTGCCGTTCCAGAAAGCGGCTCATTCCAGGAGTCGTATCCGTTCCATTTCCAGATGGTAATCAGATCGATCATGTAGGCACCTATCATGCGAATCTCTCCCTGGCCACGATTGCTTCTTCAGAAGTAGGAAGAAGTGAGTGTTTGCAATTCGGATGAAATGGGGGGCTTTCCGAAAGCGGGGGATATTTCGGATGGGATCCCGAGATGGAATAAATTTCGCCTTCGTATTCCTGGCAGATTTCGCAATCCGTCGCATGATCGGAAATCTGAACAAGATCGTTCGCATATCTGTTACAGAGTTCGAGCGTTGCCTTCGTCTGGGCATCTCTGAGTGATGTTCTGGCCACAAGCTGGGCATACTTTTTCATCTGATAATGCCGCCCATTTATTTCGATAAAGCTCGCATCGGCTATCAGGGTTTCAAGATGTTCCCTTATTCTTGCAGCTAACCAGCCGCGCGATTTCTGTTGAAGCACAGCATTCCGGCCGTACTTCTCGAATATGATTCTCGCTTCATCGGCATCAAACTGCTGTTCCTGTATCTCTGCATCCCGCAGATTTCTTGAAGCCAAAAACGTGATCCCGAGATATTTATCGATGGTCAATCCAATCGAATTATTTGCCTTGATCACTTTTTCGAGCGTATCATCTTTGACTCTGATTTCGGGAGCATCGATTGCCGGCCTTTTAGGTTTTTTGCCGAGGATCTCAAGCGCAACCCGAGCCCGGCGTTCTCCGAGTTTATAGGCTTTCGGGATTTCGGAGCCAGACCATTTCATGGCCGCCATATTGAGATAGAGAATTTTTCTTCTAACCGATTCCTTTATGGCAGTGAACCGCGCCTCGTTGATTTTCGAGATATCAATCGAGAGGAGAAGCTCCTTGATGTCCTGACTGATCATTCTGTACACTCGCTCAAGATTGATTCCTGCCATCTAAAATTTATGCACCTTCGTTTTTACTGACTCTTCTTCATCTCTTGCCAAATCTATGGCTCCTGCATATTCCTCGATAGACCAAGGCGAGAGGATCGCTATCACAAAAGGGGGGATGGGAACTTCCATCAATTGAGCCTCGGAATATGTCTCCTTGACGATCCCCGCCGCGATAACACCTTGGGCCTGAAGTCCCTTTCGCCTGTCCTCATCGGCAAGGTGGATGACCAGATAATAGGCCATCTCCGCGTTGGCCTTCTGGAGTTTCATAAGCTCAGATGCAGATGCCTCCGAGTAGGTCGGAAGCTCCCAGCGAGGATCATAATAAATTCTGTTATAGGCCATCCTGATGACCTTAGACTTCTGGAGCGCGGTAGAGTCCTCCGTCAGATTATCCCAGGCTTCGGTTTCAAGACGCTCTTCCTCGAAATAGGTCTCGGCTTCGGCTATGTCAGCGAAATATCCTATGCTCATGGTCTACCTCTCGATTTTTTGAGATATTCCTGCGGCGTCATATATCTGCCCATTTACTTCCTCAATCCGAATTCCTCAAAAAGAATCCCTTTTTCCACTTGATGTTTCAGGACGTATCTCATGGCCAGATGACTCGATGTATTCATTTCATGAAGAAGCACACAGAAGTTTCTATCAGCTAACCTCGCGGGTTTCATACCAATAACCGCCTTGTGTGTCGGATGGCGCTTGTCCCTGTCAAAACGGTCAATAATTCTAGGGTCCACGCGCCGCGCAAAAAACGGCCCGATATGGATCGTATCATAAGCCCAGAGTCGGCCGCGATTCTCCTCGTAAGCATAGCCGCGCTTGAAATACATCCACTCAGCCGAACAGGCCATCATCAACTCGCCAGCGCGCCTCGAATACATATCGTCAGAATCGATTAACGCCAGGACGATTTCATCGTATTCCCCGATCGCCGCAACAACCGCCTCGTCCTCATAACAATAGACTATGCGGCCATCAACCGGCGGCAGAAGTGGCTCTGTCAGCCGCCTGAGATTCGGATCGAGAAGGACGACATAAAGAAAATCGTCATGGGCCTGATTAAGGATACTCGGAAGATTATATCTTTTAAAAAGCTCGATTCTACGCTTTGTCCAGGCCAGAGTCGTCACGGGATGGGAGGTTCCCTCCGGCTTGCCGCGGAGAAGCTTGGAGGATTGATAGGAATTAAAAGCGGTCCAGAAAACAAGCTTCCTTTTCATCCCGAAAAATGCTCCTGGTAGTATTTCCGGTAAAAACTCTCTCTTATTCTTCTTGCCTGTCCGTTGGCGCACAACCTTCCGACATCCTTGCTCTCCGAAAGATTCGCGAACTTATCTGTCTTGATGACGTATTTCTTCGCTTTCGGATAGCAGGCCATTTGCCAGTAAAGGTCCTCCACCTCCGTCGCGCATCGTCTCAGGTCCATCGGAAGGTAGAGCCTCGGGGAGCAGGTCACAACGCCCACGAAATGAACTCGGAGCGGCTTCTGGATCGTTTTAGCGCCGAAATGTTTCGTGTTGTGGTAATAACTCGGCCCATGAAATATCCGGCCGTGGATTCCGAGGATCGCCGGGCCGAGCTCAGCCATATTTCTCTCGAAGTCGGCCACGAGTCCCGGCTTCGGAATGACGTCATCATCGGCCTTCACGACAAGGTCACCCTGAGTAAGAAGCGAGATGGCATGGCGTACCCTGTTTCCGGGATCCGGAGAAAACCGAACATAATTAATTCCGGACGGCTTTATGCCGTTCGGTGAACAATCGCAGAGCCAGACATCCGGCGTTTCGCTGAGCCAGGCTTTTACGATCGCTTCAAGGCTCCCAAGCCTTCGATAAGTCACAAGAACGACCGAGGCGTTCATGCTTTTATCGCCTTTCCTTCGGCAATTATTCTTCTTAACTGCCGTATATTTCTGGTTGTTAAAATGCTAAAATGCTTTTGTTTTCCTGGAATAAGACTCACGCCGAATCCCACTTGTCGTCTGAGTTTGCGAGAAGCCTGAAAATGCTCGATGACGGGAATCTTCCCACGCCTTATCCCGTAATCGAAAATGCAAGTATATTCAAAGGGCAGGCGATAGACCCTGACTTCCCGGCCTTCCCGTTGTAGATTTTTAATGGCTTCTTTGAGGCACATCTGATGGCGCCTACCCGGAAATTCGAGTCCTATTTTGTGCCATCTCTCGATAAGCATCCGGCCGCCTTCGCCGTTCTGAATCCAGAGCGTTCCCGAAAGAAGCTCATCTGGATCTCCGGATTCTGGCCGGTACTTAAAGAAGCAGGCTGCGATATCGTAATTATGTTCCTTAGAGAATCTATCGAAAAGAGTCGGATATTGCCGGACGATGGCGTCGGCATCGAGAAAGACGATGTCTTCGCCGGGGAACTCATCGAAGGCCTTGAGAATCGTTTCGGATTTATAATTGAGATTTCCTCGCCATGTTCCAGTCGAAGGATAAGAGTAGAATTTATAAGGCAGGTCAAATTTGAGGAGTGAAGCCTCGAGCTTTTTTATCTCCTTCTCATAGCCCGTCCCTATCGTAAAAAAGGAGACAATCATCCAGCTCATTTCATTCCCCCAGAAGTGCGCCTTTCAATGTCATCGCTGGATAGCTTAATTTCGTAGATCTCGAGGCATTCGACATCGCTAAGCGCCTCGAATTTATGCCAGAGGCCAGATTCGATCATCGTACTCTCACCCTGGCGGATTATTGTCGAATCTATCATGCCGATTCTCTCTCTCCAGATATCAATTTTCAGCTCGCCCGAAAGGACAAAAAAAATATTTGATTTTTTTGAATGCCTATGTTCTGAGCAATAACCTCCTGTTTTTATCCGAAGAAGATTGATCGAGACGGTCCCGTTATTGAAAATTTCCTCTGTTTCACCCCAGACTTTACCTTGTCTTGGCATTTTTCCATCTCCGTGCTTGACCAGTCGCGCGGTTATCGCACTCGGCCCGGAATTCGATTCGCTTGCCGTGGCAGTCTTCTTGGACTAAGCGAAAATCGAGACGATGAACCAGGCCACAGTCACAGCACATCATTTTGTAACCCTTGCATCTCGGCCTCACCCATTGGCCGGATTTCGGCATTGTGTATCTTGCCATCGCCCAAAACCTCGTCAATCGTTGAGAATGGAAAGCACCTCAAAGCCGAATCCGGATTGAGATTTATGATCCTGAACTTCGTTCTCATAAGAAATCTATTCATGCGCTCGAAATCCCTAATGAACGATTTGACCACGCTTTCCTTCATGGGAATTTTGTACCCCGAATGAAAATGAGATTTTTCGTGCCTGAACTTAAAATCGAAGCCGAGAAGATAGATCGGGTTGGCCCCAAGACAAATGGCCAACCCCAAGGCCCCAACGCCGGAGTTGTTACCGTGATAAATGCCTTTTGATAACGAATTCGATATTCCAACCCGGCCCAGGGACCTGACGGAATAGACATCGTCATGCTGACGGCCGAGAATATTGAGAAAGACCTTGTGACCCCGAAACTCAGCCCATTTTCTCTGGGCATCTAGCCCGAGCCGTCCGGCGTGA